GTTCCACTGTGGGATAGACCCCTGATACAGGGACCCGATCAGTTCACGAAAACCTCTGGCCCATCCTTCTTTTGAATCTCCTACATTAATAACTGAGTCTGAATATTCCAAGGTGTCGGAGACAGCGGGTAGCTTATTAATGTAATCTCGTTCGACCGAGAACCCGACCCCTGTCCCGTTCATCAGGATATAGAGACACTCATCAAAAGCCCGTGGATGATCGACCGGGAGATACGAGCAGTTATATCCTGCCACATTCTCTCTCTTCAATGCAGGGCCAGCGGTCATCAGGCATCGCATCGATGGCATGACCTCCAGACTCAGAACCTTGTTTTCCATATACTCTCGGAGTTCTGAGTTAACGATGTCTGGTCCAGTATGTTCCTCAAAAAAGTCAAAGTATCTGGACACTGTCTCTGGAAAAGTCTCTCGACGTTCCTCGTTCTTATCCCATCGTGAATAACGAGATAGGTGAATATATTGTTGATAGGGTGTAGGCAGGTGGTTAGTCAAGTTATTGGTCCTTTACTGTTACTAGGTTGATATTAGATCTGACTTGGTAATACTTGTTGTCATCAGGGCCAAGCGTAAAGGTCTCCACAAAAACTTCCGGATCATTACCTCTGTCTCTCCAGTATTTTCTAATAGCCCGTGCCAGCCTAAGACTGTTACTGTAACTACCAAGATAGTCTGGAATTTTTCTGTTGATTTCTAGCATGGCTGAACCCTTATCCTATCACATATCATGGCAAGCGCAACGAGAATTCAAGTTTGTCCTTTAACCTTTTTACCTCGGCTTGCAGGCTTTCAATTTGCACAGTCTGGTCATTTAGTTTAGAGCGCATCTTGGTCCCACCGAGTAAGTTCTTTTCAAGGCGTCCATTGAGTTTATCCAAATTGAGCCTTGCCACATCCCCGAGACTAAGATCCATATCAGAGCATAGAGCAGAGACATACCACAGCACGTCACCAATCTCCCCGGCAAGATCATCTTTAATCTCATTTAGCTTAACATCACCCCGTGTGATCTTCTTGATCTTGTTGCAAACTTCTCCAGCCTCTCCGGCCAGACCCATGGCAGGGTACACTACCTTGGCATCATCTGGGTAAACGGCAGTCTTCTTCGCCGCTGCCTGATACACATTAAAATTCAATTCAATCATTGTGTATGTCCAATCAATTTAGTTAGGTACCACTGAGCTTTCTGAAGATCTGTTACGCCGCCTTTGTTTTTATAACGGAACAAATACTTTAGGATGTTTCCCCGGAGATATCCACAGAATTCTTCTTGGGTCAGTTGGTCTTCAAGAATATCAATAACTTCGAGCTTACCAGTTTTGTAGTGTGGGGGGCTGTTGACCATGTCAATTTTATCAGACATCTATTGGAACCAAGTTACGGAGTCATTAGTATCTGAGTTAGATACACTCTCCAAAAAGATAGCTTCGTCACTATCAATAGAAGGATCATAGGCAGTGCCAATTCTCAGACATACGACTTTCCTATAGTCGAGATCCTTATAAAATTCATTGTACTCTGCTGCGGTTTGTTCACAGAGTTCTTTACTATCCCCAAAATAGATGGGGGTACTACTGATACCCGGACCCACTACAAAAGCAAATACTGTGATAGCTACATAATATAATCCCATAGTTTTAATCTCCTTATGGTGTTGTTGTGTTTATCGCTGTGTCAAGTAGCGCATTGATTCGGAATCTTTCAAACGGTTGACCGTGGAACAGAACATTCGTGGACAACCTTATCACCTGACTTTCCGAGATACCTGCGTACTCACAGACACACTCTCGATCCTCTGCTGTAACGCAGGCAGACACCACTGTCAACCATCGTGTAGCAGCACGACGATATTCACAGATAGCTTCCGAATCAGAAGACCGAGGTTCCTTGGTGGCGTCAAGAATAGCTTGGGCAATAACAGCAAGCCACATTAACCGTTCTGCACTCCAATCATTATCTGAAGTGCGGAGCATCTCATACGTCACATAATCTAGATCGACATCCGAGGATGTAGATTCTTGGTATTCTGATTCGGTCACCAATATACTAAGTCTTCCAGTAGCGTGTGTAAATTTTATTATTAACTGGATTAACTTTCTTCTCAGTAATGATGTCAACGCCCTTACGGCGGAGCTTATAGATCGCATCTCGGAGAGACACGATACCATAATCTAGGAGGGCTTCTCTGGTAGAGATATGACCAACATCATCAAGGTGCTGTTCAATATTCGTGATCTTATTTGTCATTCCTTGTCTCCATCTTTCTTATGTTTAGAAGTCTTCTATAATTTTTTCTAGCTTTTCATTTAGATCGTGGCATACTTCTTTAGGTATGAATTTAATACCACCGATCTGTCTGTTATAGTACTCCCGTTCTTCCTGACTGTCTAGTTTATTTGTCAGGACATCGAGTTTATGCTGAGCGTTTGCTTCTGCGTATGTCAGTCCTCCTCTTGTCTCATACTGGTGGATGATTACAAACCTGAAGTTAGTAAGACCGTAGTCTTTAATAGCTTGGTGGAGATATTTTGACGAACCTTTATAAGTCTTCCAGTCCGTATAACCTACGGCTTTCTTCTTGGAATATCTTTTGAATTGTTTTCGTCCAACATATTTCTGTTTTGTTTTTTTATTGTAGACGATGTAAAGAAAACCAAAGAACCGCTTAGGGTCTAGGTCTTCTTCAAAAGAAACTTCCCACGGCGTCAGTGTAATACTTTGGCTTGTCGTTCCAGCCTTTTTCTTCGAAGAGCCCCTCGCCGTTGTTCGAGTCCGCCCAACACGTATGTTTGAAATCGCAGTAGACACATCCTGATCTAAGATACTGTCGTCCGTCCTTCTTGGCCGTGACCGGGGTAAAGCATCTTTCCGGGGGTTCTTCCTTGCTGATGATTTCCTTGGCTTCGGCGATCCTTTCTTTGGCATCTGGCATTTCCATGTCAGTGACTGGCATATAACAAATCTCTCCAGTCACTTTGTTAATAGCAAGAAACCCGCCCTCATGTGCATTGTCAGCCTGAACGTAAGCACCTAGCTGCTGCATATATCCGAATGGATCGTCTTGTAAATCTCCTTTTTTAAATTTCTGAAATCCAAAGTCAGACGCACTCTTTGCGTCAACGATGATACCATCAATCTTACAGTCGATGTGTCCTTTGACACCGTCAATTTCATATTCTCTTTGCTGGTCCGTGACGGTATGTCCGGCGGTCTTGACTAAAAGAAGAAGCAGGGATTCGAGTAGATGACCATAAGTGAATTTAAGTAATGTGTCATAAGGCAAAGAACTCTCGGCACTTTTCATATGTGCCATGTACCATAACTGTCTGTTCTTTTTGCCAAGAGAAGAGAAGCGGAGGGTACTTTTCTCTTTCTCTTTTTCCGAATCCCTGCGTTCTTCGAATAGGCCAGTGACCGTTTCACGTACTTCGTCAAGGAAATCATCCATGTCTTTTGCAGAAGGAGAAGACTCACCAGATTCAATGGTTTTTTGAATGTTCTTTACGATGTTGTGAAGTGTCACTGACCTAAACCTCAGAATGGCAAGTCGTCATCTAGATCAGCATTTGATCCCGAGACTTCTGAGCTAGGCGCTACGAATCCATCTTCTTCATCGAACCCATCAGAGCCACCATCATATTCAACAAGATTAATAATCTGAACCTTATCGATAGAGAACCCCCACTTGTTCCACTTCGACATGAAGAACCGGGACACAAGAACCTTTACATCCGATCCCCATCCAATGCTACTAAGGATGTCATCAGAAACTCTATGCTTCTTAGCATCAACTACAATAGGTGCTTGATTCTCTTCACCCTTTGCGTTCCTCACATTCTTATGCAGAGACACAAACGGATTATCCATAATAGCTGTTGGATCTTTTAACGTCATGTTATTATTCAGGGCAAGTTCCTGCATGTCCTCTTCCAGAGACAGAGCCATTCCCCAGCGTGGAGTATAAGCTGTGTCAGGAAAGTCGGGATGTAGGTGACCGTAAAACAATTTACCCGAGAGAACGAAACGTGATGGTGAAGTATCTTGTGTAGTAGCAACTGTCTTCTTTGTCATAGTTTATATGTTCCTTTATGTGTGTGTGTGTATCTATCTAGCTAGGTATCCGGGTTCTCCCGGCCTACCCTCTAGGTGGGGATGGGCCGACGGGTCGTCAACCCTCGACCCGAGAAAATTTTCAGTGGGTCTCTGCCCAGCTTTCGCCAATTACAACAGAACAATTTAGGTCACAATTAAACCCAAGAATTGTTTTGGTCTTCTTGATAGAAGCATGGACGGCATCAGTTAGTTCATCAGTATCCTTTCTGTTAACTTCGAATTGGATTTCATCATGGATGTTGGCAACAGGAACTGCACGAATTCTTTTTTGTTTAATTACCCTGTCAATCTGAACCAACCATGTTTTACATATGATAGCCCCAGCACCTTGGAGTAAATAGTTTAGGGCAGTATGGGGAAACTGAACTGGTATACGTCGTCCATCCAACGCTGTTATATATCCACGTTGAACCTCTCGTTCTACCTTTGACTTCAGGGTCTGAAGTTTTGGTAAGGATGTCATGAAAGTATCTATCATAGTCTTACCTTCTCGTGATCCTCCCCCCACAATCTGACCAATCTTTGCAGGACCTGCCCCATAAATCAAAGCGTAAATAAATGTCTTGGCCTGATCTCTGGTATCAAGTCCTGCTTTGTTCTGATTGAATGTATGGATGTCACCATCTAAAACTTCCCGTGTAAATTCTGGATCATTCATGTAATGAGCAAGGCATCGAAGCTCAAGCCCTTCTGCATCAGTGCCGAGCAACATGTTGTTCACCCGGTCCTTTGGAACCCAGAGGCTCCGGCATCTATCGCCATACACGGCTCTCACAGAGGGCACCTGAGCCATGTTAGGATTGTTATGTGTCATCCGTCCTGTGACTGTGCCCAGTGTCCTGACACTACCGTGAACCATGTTATCTTCATCAGCAGCAGCAATCCATGACTGAACTTGAGCTTTCCTTTTTTGTAGTGTCAGGTAGTCTACCATCTTCAAAGCCTCGGGACTGCCTATATCTTTTAGGATTGTCTCATCAATCTTTGGTTGTCCGGTTGGTGTGAACTCTTTCGGCTCCCACCCAAACTTATTAATTAAACGGTCACCAATTTGCTGACGGCTCCCCGGATTAAAGGGGATGATCTTTGTCTTTGTCTTCATCTGGATCGTGGTAGGTTCAAAGATATCCTGAAGTTCTTTTTCTGCAATGTTAAGGCTATCTTCAAGAAAAGCGTAGAAGATCATGGCCTCTGGCATATCAAGACAGAAGCCATGATCTTTTTGTTTGTCTATGATGTGTCTAACATGACGTTCCATTTGCAAAACATTCTCAAGTATATCTTTGTTGTTACGCAGGGTCATCCATACTTTTGCATTTACCGAAACATCTTGTACACAATACTCAATCATCTTTTCAGTAAGGCCCCCGGCAAAGTCAGTGAACTCCTGCTTTGGAAAGTTAAGTATCTTACCCCAGTTTTTCAGGGAGTTACCGCCTTCTCTTCTCGGGTCAGCAATCTGAGACATCAGCAGAGTATCCTCGGCCTGATGCTCGATCTGTATGTCCATCCTTAATAGTCTGTTGATAATTGGGATATCAAAACTGATGATATTATGGCCCACAAAAATAGTATTGTGTTTACCCAAGAATCTTTTCCTGAAATCGTTGAGGCTTGGGTAGCCGAAGCCCCCACCATAGGTGAAGACCTCGGGAATTCCAAAGCTGACTTCCTGTACCCCAGAAAACTCAGACACCTTTTGAATTACAACACAGTAAATCTTTGTTGCGTCTAGGGCATCCGTCTCGATATCAAGGATATATTTATTACCATAGGGGTTTTTCTGCATCTACCATTTCCCTGATCATTCGTTCAAAGCCAATCGTTGGCTCCCACCCTAATTCATATCGTGCCTTGTCTGCATTTCCACAAAGCCTCGTGACATCATTAGGTCTGAGATCTACCGGTGTATTATGTTCCACGATTTCTGTCCAATCCTGTATTCCAATATGATTGAACGCCACGTCCAGAAGATCTCGAATGGATCGGGTAACTCCCGTTGCCAGAACGTAATCGTCTGGATCTTGTTTGTCAAGCATCATCATCATGCCCCTCACATAATCAGGTGCCCAGCCCCAGTCCCTGACTGATTCGATGTTACCGAGCTTGAGCTTCTGGCCTGTGGTAGGGACATATCGTTTGTAGTCTGCCACGAATGCTGTCACCTTACGTGTCACAAAATCTTTACCACGTCTGGAACTCTCGTGGTTGAACAGGATACCTGAACATGCAAACAACCCATATGATTCTCGGTAAACCCTGACCATATGATGAGCCGCTGTCTTGGCAACACCGTAAGGAGATGCAGGGCTAAGTGTGGTGCGTTCAGATGCCATACCTGATGCCACCGTTCCAAACATCTCAGATGTTGATGCCTGATAAAACTTGGTATGTGGGGATGTGAGTCGAATTGCTTCGAGCATTCCGAGTACTGCGTTGGCATTCACGTCAAAGGTTGTATCAGGATTTTCAAAGCTGTATCCAACATGACTCTGTGCTGCCAGATTATAGAACTCGTTGGGTTGTTCCTTTTTAATTAACGACATCATAAAAGAGGTGTCGCAAATATCTCCCTCAATCTCTCGGTACTCTGAGTCGTAGTGTACGGGACCTCGATCATATTTAGATGAATGACGGCGGCTTATACCAGTAACTTGGTAACCCCTGTCGAGCAACATTCTGCTTAGGTAGTAACCATCTTGTCCCTGTACACCAGTGACGATGGCTCGTTGGTTTAGCTGTGCTTTTGACATGTTTAAAAACCTTCATGTGTTGTGTCATTGATGTCATCAAATACTTCGGACATTCTCCCGGTCTCTTTACACCAGAGAAGTTTACTGCCGGGGCCTGACTCACCAGAGAACCGGTTCTTCAGAACCCTTAGCTGCGTAGTGTTTCTGGCGATAGGGTCTTCTGCTTGGCTGTCCCGTTCCAGACCGATGACGATATCT